ATTACTTTGTAGGAGATAAAGAATATGCTAATGATTTAAAAAAAGGATTAGAATATTCAACTTTATCTAAAATAGATTTATCTAAGTATAAATTATTCAAACCATCAGATCCTAAAGAATTTTATAATAATATTAAAGATGTTACATATTACATTAATAGTCTTAGTAAGGATGATTTAAGAAATCCCGAAACACAAGAAAATATTGATGATGCTATAGAAATTTTTTCTGAATATTTTAATTTAACTGAAAAAAAGACATCTGAAATTTTTGAAAAATATATAAAAGATGTTTTAGAAAGAAAAAATGGTGATTTATTATCTAATAGATTACTTTATAAATATGATGGTATTGATTTAACAGGTACAGATTATGATGACTTTGGTGTAGGTTCATTAATTTTTAATAAAAAACTAAAACCAGGTACTTATGAGGAAATAAATACTTCTGAATTAAAAGAAGCTAAACAAGTAGGTACAATATATCATTTTACAGGGGTAGAAAATCTGAACAAAATAATAGAAGATAATAAATTAATGTCTTCTTCTAAAAAACAAAGGGATATTAAAACTGGAAAAAAACAAGTTTATAGTATCTCTTTTACCAGAGATAAATTTTTTCCATATGAAAGAGATCTTAAATTAGGATCAAGGTATTTAGATGCAAGAATAGTAGTTGATGGTAATAAATTATCAAATAAATATAAAATAGAACCTTTCAATTTTTTTAATAAAAAAACAAGATATAATTATCCACTTAGTAGAACTGAATTCGAAGAAAGAATAACTTTTTCATTAGATGAAGAAAACCCAGATATATTAAATTTTGACAATTATGTTATTTCATATGACATATTAGTAGATTTACTTTTAAAATCTAATATAAAAAATATATCTAAAAATATAATTGATTTAATAAAAAAATTATCAACAAATCCAAAAATAAAGTTTTTTAATAAAATGACAGAATTAACTAAAGAAGAGGCAATAGAATTAATAAGTAAAGAGTCATTGAATGAAAATTCAACATATAACAACATTGATTATAAACAAAAAGTATTAGATTTAACTTCGTTTTATAAAAAAATGTTTCCTAGTATAACTTTATTTCCTAAAGTAATTTTTAAGAATGATGATATAGAAAATGCAAAAAACTTTTTTGGTAAAACAGGATATTATGACCCTGAAAATATGATAATTTATGTTTATACTGAAGGGCGTCATCCAAAAGATATAGTAAAAACATTTTCCCATGAATTTATACACCACATACAGAATTTAGAAGGAAGATTAAGAAATATCAACACAACAAATGTAAATAACAGTAAAGAACTTGAAAAAATAGAAGAAGAAGCTTATCTTTATGGAAATATTATTTTTAGAAAATGGGAAAACTCATTAAAAGAGTAATATTACTATGCATACATTAACTAACATATATGAAGAAATAAAAAAACAAAATCATAATCAAGAATATGAAATATTTTTGGATATGGATGGAGTTTTATGTGATTTTGATAATCGTTTTAAAGAATTTAGTGGTTTACTTCCTGAAAAATATATAGAAAAATACAACGAAGATAGTTTTTGGAGATTAATAAATAAAGAAGGTGTAAATTTTTGGTCTGAAATGAAATGGATGAATGATGGAAAATTATTATGGAATTATACTAAAAAATATAACCCAACACTATTATCTGCTCCTTCAAAAAAATATGAATCTAGATTAGGAAAACAATTATGGGTAAAAAATAATATTCCAAATACAAAATTAATCCTTACCCCAGCATCTAATAAAAAAAAATACTCAGGTAAAAATAAAATATTGATTGATGATAGAGAAGATAATATTGAACAGTGGATATCTGTTGGTGGAATAGGAATTTATCATACTTCATCTATTAATTCTATTGAACAATTAAAAAAACTAAATTTATAGAATGGAAAATTCATTATTAAAAAAAGAGTTTAAAAAAAGAGATGTAGAAAGGTTAAGAAATTTAGTAAAAGGAAAATATGGTGAAAAAACTATAAGTGGAGTTGGTTACCTTAAAAAGAAAGAATATCATAATGAAGGCGATGTTTGGGAAGAAAATGGAAAAAAATGGACTATAATTAATAATGTAAAACAAAATATTACTAAATTAGATAAAATTAAAAAAATTAAAGTTCCATTATTTTGTCCATCTTGCTCAAGACCAATGAACAAACCCTTTGATAAAGACTATTTTAATGTTCATAGAAAATGCTTTGATTGTGTTGTTGAATTTGAAACTGAATTAAGAAGAATAGGAGCTTGGGAAGAATACCATAAAAATATTTATAATTCAGAAATTGATAATTTTATAGTTAAATATAAATTATGGGTTGAAGAAGAATTAAATAAATCTAATAAATCATTTATTACTGAAAATGGTGATATAGAAAATTGGATAGGTAATTTAGATAAAACTAAAGTTTTAAATTCATTAAATGAAACTATAAAATACATTGAGAGTTTAAAAAAATAATATATTTATAATAAAAAATAAAAAAAATGGATAAATTTGATGTATCTAAGTGGAAAAAAGAAATGATCCTTAAAGAAATGGAAAATAATAACTTAGATCCTGATCTAGTAAAAAGTATTCATACATATCTTACAAAAGAATTACATAAATTAGCTGAAAAGCATGGGGATAGAATGTCTCATTTTGAAGAAAGATATCCAACTTCTTTAAGTCTTTATTATGATTTAGAAAAAAATTTAAAACCTTCATTAAAAGAGCAAAATAGTACTGATGATATAACCTCAGTTCATATTAGTTATCAAGATTCTCATCCATTTGAATTTTATGGTTTTTATATTTATAAAAATAACCATGATGATTGGGATGAAAAATTATACACAGTAGAAGATGTAAATAAATTTTTAAATGAAAAAGGAGTAAATTCTAAAATTCCATATGAATTTAATCCAAGTAAATTAAAACAAGTTAAAGAAGAATTACAACAAAAAGGAATAAAAGCATCATATGATGCTGATATGAATGTAGATTAAAAAATTAATAATCATAAAAAAAATAAAAATGAATAAAGATTCTAAAGAAATACAAAAGTTAAAATCAAAAATTCGTGAAGCTATTATAGCTGAACTTTCTTTATATGAAACTAAGAAATCAAGCAAAATAAAAAGTAAAGATGAAGATTTTGACTCTGAAACTCCAGAATATGAAGAAGAAACTTTTGATGATTCTGAATCAGAAAATACAGGTTCTAAATTTAAATTATCTAAAGATGAAAAAATAGTTCAATATAGTTTAGAAAAGGCTTTAGATGGTGCTCGTGCTATAGGTGATAAAAAATTAGAAGATCAAATAGGTAACACAATAACTTTCTTTGTTAGGTCTCATATATCAAAATAAAATTTTAACAGTAGTCAAAAATGGCCAAATCAAAAGAAAGTAGTAATAAACCTAGTTTTGGTAAAGTAAAAAAAGGTAAACCTTATAAATCAGCGAATAAACACGATAGAAAAACGAAGCCTTATCGTGGTCAGGGGAGGGGTTGAAATATGAAAGAATTAACTAAAAACGAATTAGATTCGCGCGAAGAAATCATAAAAAACATGATTAGAAACAAGCGTAATTTAGTTAAAAAATATGGAAAAGATGCTGAAAAAGTTATATATGGTAGAGCAACTAATATAATTAGAAATAAAAAAGAAAAAATGGAAGATAATAAATTAAAAGAAATAGTAAGAAAAGCATTAATGAGTCCTATTTCTAAAAACAAATTAGAAAAAGGTAAAATTAATGAAAAAATGAATCAATATACATTTTTGAATATTGATAAAGCTCAAAAAATAATCAGTGAACTAACATCTAACATTATAAACAAATATAATATTGGATTATCTGATAGGAAAAAGATTTCGATAATTCTTGATGAATTATCTGCAACTATAAATGAAATAGCAGTTGATTTAGAGAATGAAAAAAGTAAATATGGAATTGATGAAAATTTTTCTCCTAATGAATCTGAAGAATCTTCTATGATAAAAGGTGAACTTTATCAAATTGGTAAAGAAGCTATAGAATTATATAAATTAATTAATAGTCAACAAAAAGAAAATATTGATTTTCCAGTTTGGTGGCAGTCAAAAATCACCTCAGCTAAGGATCAAATTTCAGGAGCAAAAGAATATCTTGATTTCCAATTTAATGAACCAAAATTAGATATGGATTCTAATATAATTAATAAAAGTAAAATATTAAATACAATTGATATAGAAGAAAAAAAATTAACTCCTGCTGAAGAAAAGAAAAAAGAAGAAATTGTTAAAGCAATGAAAAAACATTTTAAAGGTCCTAAAGGAGCTTTATATGCAATTGCTACTGCTAAAGCTGAAAAATTAAAATAAAAAACAAAAAAATAATATCATGAAACTATCAAAATCAAAACTATTAAAAGAAAACAAAAACTATATTTTAGAAAATGTGAAACTAGCTAAAGTCTATGTATCACAAGGAAAATTATCTGAAAATGAGTTAAAAAAATTAATAGAAATAGACCCTACCCCAACTTTAAAATATGTTGATTGGATGTCTAAAGTATGGGTGAATGAAAAACCAAAACCAGATTTTGATGATTTAAGAAATAAAATTGAAGAATATAATACTTTTGTTAAGAGAGATAAAACAGAAAAAAAAGATATCAATCGATTTGAAAATTTTGCAGACTTAAAAACAGAAATTGATTATTTAAATAGTATAGGAGCTGGAAAATCAGTAAAAGATTTAGAATCAGATTGGGAATTTGTAGGAGATTATAATTTAGAAAATAAAAATTTACTTATAATGTGTCCTCACACACATGAAGCTTCAAGAAAATTAGGCTTATCTTATTTTGCCTATCGTTCATGTGGTGATGGTAGAAAAGATTCTGCATGGTGTACCACATATAAAGCTCCAGATCATTTTACTAGTTATTATTATAATCATAATGTTACTTTTTATTATGTAAAAGTTAAATCAGAAGATTTAATGGAAAAAATTAAAAAAGAATTTCCTAATAGATATAAAGAATTACAAATAGTAGCATTAGCTGTTTTAGATAATGGAAAAATAGATGGATATGATGGTTTAGATAAACAACTTAGTAGTAGTGATGTAAAAAAATATACTAGCATTATTGGGATTGAATGATTAAACTATCCAACATATTAAAAGAAATAAAAGTAACTAATAAAATATTAGTTCCAAAACGCTCTCCTGAAGAACGTCAAAAGAACTATTCAATAGCTGTTCAAAAACAAATTCAACAATACATTAAAGATGGCTCAAAAGGTGATTTAGATTTAGGAGATACTCCAATTACCTCTTTACCTGATAACTTAAAATACGTTGGTGGTAATTTATATTTATATGGTACCAAAATTATCTCTTTACCTGATAATTTAAAATATGTTGGTGGTAATTTAGATTTAAATTATGCTCCAATTACCTCTTTACCTAATGATTTTAAAGTTGAAGGTGATTTAAATTTATATAATACTAAAATTACCTCTTTACCTAATAATTTTAAAGTTGGAGGTAGTTTAGATTTACATGGTATTCCAATTACCTTTTTACCTGATAATTTTAAAGTTAAAGGTAATTTAGACTTATCTTATACTAAAATTGCCTCTTTACCTAAAAATCTTAAAGTTGGAGGTTTTTTAGACTTATCTTATACTAAAATTACCTCTTTACCTGATGATCTTGAAGTTGCACATGATTTATATTTAGAATATACTCCTATGTCTGAAAAATATTATACCAAAGAAGAAATTAGAAAAATGGTTCCTGGAGTAGAAGGATTTATTTCTTTATATTAATTAAAATAATTTGGTTTTTGTAAAAAATTTTATTATCTTCAATTAAAAATGAAAAAATGACACCAATAGAATTAAAAGATAAAATTAAAGAATTAACATTACATATATATCAAAATATAAAAAAGTCTAATACTGAAGCTTTTGAATATGATGAATTAGTAAAATTCCCTGAATTAAAAAAAGTAATTGTAACACTTTTAACTTCAGATTTTAATTCTTTTATGGCTTCTGTAGATTGGGTAGCTCCTCGTCCAACTACATTTAGAATTAATTTAAAAAACGGAACCAGTTTTTATTTATTATGGAATGAAAGAAGTTGGGTAGCTCAAATTGAAGGAAAAAAATATTATTTACTTAACCTCCCAGAAGAAGAACGTGCTTCTGAAGCAATTTCCCGTATATTACGATATGGAGAAAAAGATATAGCTGAAGAATCAAAAAATACATCTGAAGAGGCTCCTGAAAAAACTCCTGGAGAAGCTCCTGAAGAAGCTCCTAAAGAAACTCCTGAAAAAACAATTGAAAAATAATGAACCCTATATTGAAATTTTTAAACAAATTTTCATATAAATTTGAAAAAGGATATCCTGACATTAAAAATGAGCAAGATATTAAATTAATAGAATCTTTATTAAAGGAATTAAATATTTTGATTGAAGTGAAAAAACCATTTGATTTTTTATCTCCATCAGCTCAAAAAACAGCAAATGATATAATAAAGCATTTTAACATTGAAAAAGATGATATAAAATCATCTACTAAAAATAAAATAATATTTCTTTCAGATATTCCCAGAAATAAAATTTCATTAGAATTAGAAAAATTAGGATATGAAAAAGACCCTTATATATCTGGCTCATCTCAAGGTGGATTTAGAGATATAAATGGTACTGAAATTTTAATTAAACCAAAATCTTCTCAAGGAGAAAAATCATCTGGAAAACAAAATGAAGTATCATTTAATAATTTAATAAATAATAAAATTATAGAAAATAATGGACCTATTAATGTAATAATACAAGGTTCAAATAAAGTATTAGAATATTTTAATATTATAGAATCAAAAGACGCATCATCTGTAGATTCTAAAAGTTTTTATAAAGCAGATTCTCAATTGTTAAATACTTCCAATAAAGTAATAGCAAATATTTCTTTAAAAAAAAGAAATGCTGTTAGATGGGAAAGTTCAAAAACTCGTTCAATTGAAGGAATTAATGTATTTAAAAAATTTATTGAAAAAGCTTTAAATGAAGAATTTCCAAATATTATTTTAAAACCTATAGAAGGGAAAAACAATAAATATAAATTATATCAACCAAATACTGATAAAGTTTTATCTAAAGTTATCATAACTAATTCTCCTATTGAAATAATTAATGATGTTGTTTTTGGAAATGATAACCCAAAAACTATTGTTATAAAAGAAGATTTTGAAAATTTTTCAAATTATACTTTTGAAAATGGAACCCTAACAATTAATTGTTATAAAGTTTATACTGATGCTGAAGATATAATTGGTACCGATGATGAACCTATATTTGCATTTTCAAATCATATAAATCAAGCATATGGAATTGAATTTAGATCATTTAGTAAAAGTTTATTATATAAAGAAAATGAATTAAAAGGTTCTTCAGAAGAAATAGATTTTAACAATCTAAAATAATATATTCATTTATAATTTTACATATTTATTAGTAGATGATAAAAAATACATACCTTTAAAAAAGGTATTAAATTAGTTAAATATATAAACTAAAAACTTTAAGTTTTTAATTTTTAGTCATTTTATGAATATGGAAAAAATAAAAAATATACTTAAATTACATTTAAAAGGATATAAATTACATAAAAATGAACCATGTTCTTGTGGTTGTAATACATGTAATATTAAATCAAAACCTATTTCTCTTAATGAAAATTTAGCCTCAGTAAAAATATTATCAGAAGGATTAAAACATCATATAAATAATAAAAAACCACTTACAGAATCAATATACAGGACAGGATCAAAAAAATATTTTGATTTATGGGCTGAAGCTAGAAATTTATATTCTCGTGGAATACTAGAAATTACAAATTCTAATGATGTAGAAATTTTAACTGAAACCAATTTAGGAGAATTTGGATTATATAATAATAATACAGTACCTTTAGATTTTCCTATGTTAGAAGAAAGTTTAAATGGAACTTTAATGTATTCTCCTTTTTCTGAATATGAAGGATGGATAATTCAATATGTTGATGAAGATTCTCCTTCTGTTAGAAAATATATTAATTTAGATGATAGTGATATATCGTGGGCTGAACAAAATAAAAAAGATATTCAAAATAGATATGGTGTAGATGTAGATTTTAATCTTGTAGCAGGAAAAGGAAAATTATCACGAAAACCACTAATGGAAGATAAAAAGAAAAATCCCCCATTAAATAAACCTCATAGAGGAGGTTCAAAAAAGTTTTATGTTTATGTTCGTGATCCTAAAACTAAAAAAATAAAGAAAGTTTCATTTGGAATGGCAGGGGGAAAATTAAGAGCTAAATTAAATAATCCTAAAGCTCGTAAAGCATTTGCCAAACGTCAAAGATGTGCTCAAGCAAAAGATAGAACAACAGCTCGCTATTGGAGTTGTCATTTACCTCGTTATGCTAAATTATTGGGATTTAATAGTACTTTTAGCGGATATTGGTAAAAAATTAATATATTTATAATTAAAAAAAAAAAAATGGAAGACTTTTCAAAATTAATATCATATTTATTTCACTCAAGAACTCAAGTTCATGTTTTTCATCTACAAACAAATTCATTTGCCGAGCATATGGCTTTGCAAGGATATTATGATAATATTATAGAATTAATAGATAAATTAGTAGAAAGTTATCAAGGAAAATATGGAATAGTAAAAGATTATACTAGTTTTAATATTTTACCATATGAAAATAAACAGCAAGTAATTACTTATTTTGATGCTTTATATAATACTATTAATGCAATGCGTCAAGGAATTATAGATTCATATTTACAAAATCAAATAGATGGAATAGTAGAATTAACAGAACAAACTTTATATAAATTGAAATATTTAAATTAATGATAAATTTAACATCTTTAATAAAAGAATTTAAAAAAATAAAAACATATAAGTTTTTTTGTAAATTAACAGTAGACACTGAAAAAATAAATATAGCTGATGTGTTATCTAATGTTAGAGCTGTTGAAGGAGTAACTATTGTTTCATTAGTAGAATCAAAGAAATTAGATCTTGGTAATGGAAAAAGATATTCTGTTTCATTATCTATAAAAGTAAATTCATCTCCTTTTGAAAATTTAGATAAAGAAAAATTTAAAGAAATGTTAGAAAATATAAGAAAACTTCCTTATATTTATAATGTTAAATTTACTACAAACCCAATACTTGTTAAAAAATGATAAAATCATCTAACTCTACAAAAAAGTTTTTAAATGAATGTGTTGTAGCTACTATTCACATTAATGGAGAAACTATTTTAGCTAAAAATAGAGATAGAAAATATAATCCAAAAGTTGAAATTATCCATGAATTAATAAATGGTGTTGAAGTAATATATATTCATGATATATTAACAGATTGGTCTGAAGGAATGAATGAATATGGGATTGGTATTATAAATGCCTCTTTAATGGTAAATTTTGATGAGATGGAAGGTGATTTAGCTAAAGATAAAGATAAAAAAGGAATTACCCCATCATTTGATGGTTTAAAAATAAGAAATGCATTATCAAAATCTAAATTATCACAAAGTATAAAATCTATCATTGAATATTACGGTGAAGATAAAAAAGATGTAGGTGTAAAAGGTATAACTATGATATCTAGTCCAAAACATTCTTTTGTTATTGAATTAACTTCTCAAAATTTACCAGTAATTAAAAAAATAGATAAACCTAAAGTAACAGTCAGAACCAATCATGGAATATCATACCCAGAAGCTGGATATACATCAGGAGAAAAAAGAAAATCCTCTATCAGTAGAATGAATATTGCTGAAAAAGAATTAGAAAAAGTTAATGATGAAAATGAAATTTTAGATGTTTTATCTAAACAATGGACTAAAGATAATTTTTTAAATCCATATAGAAGATATAATAGTCAAAAAATGCATACTACGGGTCAAATAATGATGAATTTAGATGAACTAGAATTTAACTTTAGATGGGATAAAAATCATTCTGATTTTGAAGGATACAAAGATAAATTACCCAAAAATTATAAACCTAAAATTAAATTAAACATTTTACAAGAAATACAATGATAAAATTATATAATTTATTAAATGAAGAAAAAAAATCTTCTTCTTTAGAATTTCCTGATAATTTCAAACCTGCTAAAGCTGTTCCTGAAGGTGGAGCTATGTGTGCTAATTGTGGAAAGTGGAATAAAGAAAAACAATTATGTGAAGGTAAATATTACATTAATTGGAATGGAAATGGTAAAATTCCAAAATCCCCTACAAAATATGTGTGTATATGGTGGGTACCAATTGAAAAATAATGAGTACATATAAAAATATATCAACTTTTAATAATATTATTATTCGTGAATTTGATAAAAACATCAATTCAGATGAATTAAAATGGCATAGAGATTTAAAAAATAGAAAAGTTACGATATTAGAAGGTAAAGGATGGTTTTTCCAAAAAGATAATGAATTACCTATAAAAATAGATAAAGGAAGTACAATATTTATAGATAAATTATCTTATCATAGAATAATAAAAGGAAATACGTTATTGAGGATAAAAATAGAAGAAATTGATTAAACTATCCAACATACTAAAAGAAATAGAAGGGAATAATAAAATATTAGTTCCAAAACGTTCCCCTGAAGAACGTCAAAAGAACTATTTAGTATCTACTCAAAAGAAAATTCAACAATATGTCAAAGATGGCTCAAAAGGTGATTTAGATTTAAAAAATACTCCAATCACCTCTTTACCTGATAACTTAAAACATGTTGGAGGTGATTTAGATTTAAAAAATACTCTAATCACCTCTTTACCTGATAACTTAAAACATGTTGGAGGTAATTTAAATTTAAATAATACTCCAATTACCTCTCTACCTAAAAAACTTGAAGTTGGAGGTGGTTTATATTTAGCAAATACTAAAATTACTTCTTTACCTGATAGTTTAAAACATATTAGAGGTGGTTTAAATTTAGCAAATACTCCAATTACCTCTTTACCTGATGATCTTAAAGTTGGAGGTTATTTAAATTTATCTTATACTAAAATTACTTCTTTACCTGATGATCTTAAAGTTGAAGGTAATTTGGGTTTAATAAATACTAAAATTACCTCTTTACCTGATAATTTAAAATATGTTGGAGGCTATTTAAATTTAGAAAATACTAAAATTACCTCTTTACCTGATGATCTTAAAATTAAAGATTATTTAAATTTAGAAAATACTAAAATTACCTCTTTACCTAAAAATCTTAAAGTTGGAGGTGGTTTAAATTTAAAATACACTCCTATATCTAAAAAATATACTGAAGAAGAAATTAGAAAAATGGTTCCTGGAGTAAAAAGATTTATTTATTTATATTGATTAATTAAAATAATTTGGTTTTTGTAAAAAATTTTATTATATTAAAAATAAAAAAATGGCTAAAAAAAAGGTTTTTGAATACAAAACAATTAAATCTAAAGGTGCTAAAATTTATTTAATAAAAATTCCTGATTCTAATGAATGGAAATTTCATAGATATGGGGGACCCGCAATTGAACCTTTTGAAAAAGATAGTGAATTTAAAAAATCATATTTTTTATACGGAATTGAATATGATTTAGAATCATATGAACTTGCTACAAAGCAAAGAGAAGATATGGTTATTAAAGAAAACATAGAAAATATGAAATTTTAATTATGGCTAAAATAGGATTTTGTGGTACTCAAAGTGTAGGAAAATCTACTTTAGTAAAAGAATTATCTAAATTATCAGAATTTAAAAATTATTATTTTTCTACTGAACGAAGTAAATATTTACGTGATTTAGGTATTCCATTAAATACCGATTCTACTATTAAGGGTCAAACTATTTTTCTTGCAGAAAGAGTTAGTGAATTATTAAGAGATAATGTTGTTACTGATAGAACTATACTTGATGTAATGGCATTTACAGAATGTGCTAAATCAATTAATTATGGTGATAAAAATAAATTTATAACATATGCATCAACACTTGTAAAAGAATATGATTACATATTTTATATATCGCCAGAAGGAATTGAAATGGAAGATAATTTAGTTAGATCAACTGATATTAATTTTAGAAATGAAATTGATAAGAGTATTCGTCGTTTAATATCAAAATATAAGAATGATATAAAAAATTTAGAGGTAATACATGGTTCTGTTGAAGAAAGAATAGAACAAGTTAAAAAAATAATTTTATTATAATATTTATAATAAAAAATGAAAAGAAATGAATTTAAAAAATTTATTAAAGAACAAATTATTTCATTTTTAAATAAAAATATAATAGAAAACAAAAATTCTTTTCAAGAATATTTTGATGATATATTAAACGAAGATAGATGTACCACAATAGCAAAAAGAAAATATAAAGTTTGGCCATCTGCTTATGCAAGTGGTGCTGTTGTTAAATGTAGAAAAGGTGAAATTTGGAAAAAACGTAGTAAATCAATAAAAGAAACAACTAAAAAAACTGATTTTTCAAAAGAAAAAGAAAGTGGACTTCATGGTTGGTTCTCTAGAAGAGGTGGTGGAGGTAGTAAAGGTTGGGTTGATTGTAATACATGTAGGAATGGAAAATGTAAATCATGCGGAAGAAAAAATGGTGAAAGCAGAGCTAAATATCCTTCATGTAGACCAACACCTAGTGCTTGTAAAACAAAAGGAAAAGGTATTTCATGGGGTAAAAAAGCAAAAAAACATAAACTTGAAGAATTAATTAAGGAACAAATTATTTTATTTCTTAATGAAAACATAAAAAATAATACAAATATGAAAAAAAATAAATTTAAAGATTATATTAAAGAACAAATCATTTCAATTCTTAATGAAGATACAGTAGTAGTAGATAAAAATACAGACCCAAATACAGTAAAAGGAAAAGACCCAAATACAGTAAAATCAGCAATAAATACAGCTAAACAAACTGGAAAATCTGTAACTATTGCTGAAAAAGAAAATTTAATAAATAATAAGATTAAAGAAACAGTTAAAGAAATAAAAAAATTAACAAACGAATATAAAAATGCTGTTGGTTCTGAAAAAACTAAAATAGTAGATCGTTTAAAAGAATTAAATAATATAAAAAAAGAACTTGAAAACACTATTCGATAATTATATTAAACCTCTTTTTGGTGATATTAAAGTTATATTAATTATAGTTTTAATAATTATAATATTACTAATGCGAAATTGTAGTGGTAATTCATATCCTTCTAATAAAATAGGGGATAAAAATGATACTATTATTACAAGTATTAGTGTTAAACATGATACTGTAAAAACTACAATTGTTAATTATGTACCTAAATGGAATACTAAAACAGAAATAAAAATAGATACTTTTGAAATTTTTAGAAATTCTAAAGTTGATACATTAGAAATATTAAAAGATTATTACTCTAAATATTTTTATAAAGATACATTAAAAATAGATACTGTTGGGTATGTTGTTGTTAATGATACAATAAGTAAAAATTCTATTCTTAGTAGAAATGTTACAACTAATATTATAATTCCTACAACTACAATAAATAAAGAAATTTTAATAAATAAAAGAGAATTTTATATTGGTACGGGTATTGGAGGTAATATTCAACCTGTTAATTTAAATAATATAAGTTTAGAATTTTTATATCGAAATAAAAAAAGACAAGCTTTTGGTATAGGAATAGGATTAAACCAACAACTTAGTCCTACTATATCAGGTAAAATATATTGGAGAATAGGAAAATAAAACTTAGTTATATCCAAAAGTTTAAAGTATAATAATGTCTAATGATTTAAAGCAAATAATACGTGAAGAATATATAAAATGTGCCTCATCTCCTTCACATTTTATGAAAAAATACTGTTATATTCAACATCCACAAAGAGGTCGAATATTATTTGGATTATATCCATTCCAAGATAAAGTTTTAACATTATGGAAAGAAAATCCATATTCTATAGTGTTAAAATCTCGCCAATTAGGTATTTCTACTTTAGCAGGGGGGTATGCTCTATGGTTAATGCTATTCCATAGAGATAAAAATATATTATGTCTTGCTACAAAACAAGATACTGCAAAAAATATGGTAACAAAGGTTAAATTTATGTTTGATAATTTACCTTCATGGTTAAAAATTCCAGATATAGAATATAATAAATTAACTTTACGATTAAATAATGGTTCCCAAATAAAAGCAGTTTCAGCAGCTAGTGATGCAGGTAGGTCTGAAGCAGTGTCATTATTAATAGTAGATGAGTGTGCCTTTATAGATAATATTGAAACAATTTGGGCTTCAGCCCAACAAACCCTTTCTTGCATAGAAGAAAATAGTATTGTTTACACTGATGCTGGTTTATTTAGAATAAAAGATTTATATGATAATCCAAAAATTGGATTTAATGATCTTAATATTAATATTTTTGATAAAAATAATCAATATCAACAATCAAGTCATTTTTATAAATCACCAAAATCACAAACATATAAAATAAATTTTAAAGACGGTAATAGTATAATAACTACAAAAGAACATCCATTATTAGATATTAATGAAAGATGGATAAGAACAGAAGATTTAAAACCTGGAGATAAAATAAAATGTTATTATAATCAAAATACTTTTGGTAAAACAATTGATTACCCAAAATATAATAATGCAGAATCTTGGTTATTAAATAACACAGATTTAGCATATTTAATTGGATTATGGATAGCTAATGGAAATTACAATGATAATGGTATAAGCATAATATGTAAAGATAAACATACCCAACAATGGTTAAAATCTATAGGTTTTACCCATTCAGGAAGAAAAAAATATATTTTAAATTCCATTATAGTTAAAAGTATATTTCAAGATTTTATACAAGCCTCATCATCAATAAATGATAAACATGTTCCTAATAAAATATTATCTTCTTCAAAAGAAGAACAAATAGCATTCCTTCAAGGATATTTTGATAATGATGGAAATGTCTATAAAAAAGGAATATCATGTTTTTCAATATCAAATCAATTAATTCAAGATATACATGTAATGTTATTGAATTTTGGTATAAGAAATTCATATAAATCAGTTTTTCAAAATGAAAATAATTATAAAGATTTTAAATTAAGTATTAATAAAGAAAATAGTTTTAAATTTTATAAATTAATTGGATTTAGATTTGAAAAAAAACAAGAAAAATTAAAATTGATAGAAAATATCAATTATGAATCATCCAAAACATTATATTACAATAAAATTGTATCTATTGAAGAATATAAAGAAATAGAAACATATGATTTGAAAATTCCAATAAATGAATCATTTATTGCAAATAATATTGTAAACCATAATACCGGGGGAGGATCAATTGTTCTATCATGTGTTACTGATGAAACATATGTAAGAACTAATAAAGGAATTAAACAGTTAAAAAGTTTTATAGATTATAAAAAAAATGATGGGGAAGGATATACAATAGAACCATATAAAGTATTAGGATACGAAAAACTAAGAGACGGAAACCTTATTAAAAATAATGGTCTTGTTAAAACTTATATTTTTGATACTGGATTTTCAAAACCTTTAGAATGTAGTTTTAACCATAAATTATGGGTGTATGATGCAGAAAATAAAACATATTCATGGAAAGAAGCTCAATATATAACTAAAAAAGATTATATAGCATTAAACATAGGAGGAGATATTTGGGGTAATAATGATTCCTTATATGAGTTTAATAA